CCACAGTTGAACCTACGACAACCACAGTTGAACCTACGACAACAACTACTACAACAGTTGAACCTACCGCAGCACCATAATTTAATTATTGATCAATTAGATTTAGATGGTATATGTTGATGGGGCTAACACTTGAATAAGTGTATTATGAATTATTGAAGAAAATAATAAAATTTTTACTTGTAAAAATATATACACTATATCTAAGTGTTTTTACAAAAGGAGACTACTATGGGTGCAACAAGTTCAGAAGGAGTAGGTCAAGGTTCAGTAACAAATATTTATCCAAAAATTTTAAATGATGTTGTAAGATCAGAAAATCTTGTTTCTTCAGGCTTTACTGGTATAGTAGATATTGTTGGTAGCAATACTAATACTTTAACTATTACAGCAGGGCCAAGTGATGGAGAGCCAAGTGATAATGCACAAGACTTGAATTTGTTTGGTGGAACTGGTAATTCAACTGGCGATAACGATGGTGGTGATATTGCTATTGTTGGTGGCTATGGTAATGGATCTGGCGAAGGTGGTGAAGTATTTATCGCTGGTGGTGAAGGTGGCCCAACTTCATCTTATAGCGGACAGGTAATCATTGAAGGTGGTTATGGTGCTGATGATGAGGTTGATGGTGGTGGTGTTTATATTTATGGTGGGCCAGGAAGTTATGACAGCGGAAATTTTGGCAATGGTGGCGAAATCTACATGGCAGCTGGTGAAGCAGCTAATGGCGGTGGTCAAGGTGGCGATTTTTCCATGTATGCTGGTGACGGTTCAGGAACTGGTAATGGTGGCGATTTTAGAATTGAAGCTGGCAGTTACAATGGTAATTCCTCGCAAAGTGCTGGAGATTTTTCAGTATTTGCTGGTACTGTTTATGGTGATGGCACTTCTGCTGGAAATGTAATTATTGCTGCTGGCAATTCGGCTTCTACTAAAAATGTAGCTGGTGGAGATATTACTATTAACTCAGGTAATGGTACTGTTAATGGTCGTGGGGGTGACTTGAGTTTGACTACTGGTAATAGCGTTGGCACAGATCGTGCTGGAGATATGTTTCTTACTTGTGGCACTAATTCTGGTGCTGGTAGAAATGGTCATATTTATATTCAAAGTATGACTAGAATGCCATTATATGCAAATAATACTGAAAGAGATGCTGCTGCTGGCACTCCAACTAACGGCATGTTCTGTTACAACACAGCGACAAGCAACATAGAAGTCTATGTTGGTGGAGCATGGAAGAGTGTTAACACATCTGCAATTGTTTAATTATAAATAAACTATTAAACTAAAAACTCTTTTTCATTAATTTGAAGAAGAGTTTTTTTGTTTTCACGCTTATATAAAACACATGGAAATTAATAAAAATTATTGGATGAATGAATTAATTCATCCTTTATCACCTAATGAAGAAGATGTAAAAATTTACAAAAATAATTTATTAAAAGGAAGTGTATTACTTTTAGGATGTACACATAAGTTAATAAATTTAAGTGATTGTCAAATGGATATAGATCCTTGGTATGAAGGATCAAATGTTATAGTACAAGAATGGACAACAAATAAAAAATCTTACACGAATATTATAGGAGATGGAGTTTTAAATTTTACTAAAGAGCTAACTGATAATTTATTATTAATGTGTGCTACTCACAGTAAAGTATTTGTAGCAAGATCATTTAATGATAAGCTACCAGAAATGAAGATAGCTAATTTCTTCCCAACCGAAAATGATTTTAATATAAAACCTACAAATACAATCAAATTTGACAAGTATTCTTTTTATATTTGGAATTTTTCTTAACATGAACGCAGATAGTTTAAAATTAATAAATAATTTAGAAAAGTCACAATGGAATTTTAAACCAGATTTTAATTTTATTAAAGATTTTAAAATTATGACAAGATCAGATTTACAAAATTTAAAAATGGAAAAAGGATATTACACATGTAAAAGTTCTGGATCAACAGGCGAACCAGTTTCAGTTGAAAAGTCATATTATGATCATGTGTGGTTTGCTGCTAGTAATCTAAGAGAGATTATTTGGAGAAAATGGGATGTCTCTAAAAACATGGCAGTAATTAAACCTAACATTAATATTTGTGATATGAATTCTTGGGGGCTTCAAGCAAAAAATCAAGGTAATGTATATTGCATGAATTATCAACCAATTTCAGTAATGCAGAAGTGGTTAGAAGAAAAGAACCCACATTACATTAGTTGTTTGCCTTCTATATTAAAGCAATTAGATTTATCTAAAATTAGTAATTTTATAGATAGCAAAGGAACTGGTGAAAAAGGTGGTACGAATTATTCAAGTGAAGAATGTGGAACAATAGCACTTACTTGTCCAGATAATAAAAGTGTATATCATGTAATGGAAAATCAAATCGTTGAAGTTGACACAGATGGAGGATTAATAATATCAACTCTTTCAAACAAATATATAAGAAGATATAAACATGGAGATCATATTGAATTAGGTACTTGTAATTGCGGTAGATCATTGCAAACTATAAAAAAAATACAAGGCAGAACAAGGAATATGTTTGTATTGCCAAACGGTGATAAAAAATGGCCTTTGATTGGAAGTTTAGAATTTGATAAATTTGGTATTAAAAGATATAAAGCAATACAAGTATCATTAGATGAATTAGAATTACATATAATAGCTAATCCTTTAAACGATAGAGAAATTGAATTAATTAAATTAGTTCAAGATAAATTAGATAGTTCAATTAAAGTTAACATAAAATATGTTGAAAGTTTCCCATCTTATAAACATGAAGAATTTGTATGTTTGATTAAATAATAAATCAAAAAAATAATATATAAATTATGTCTTAGTGTTTTCACAAAGGAGAATATTATGGGTGCTTCAAGTGTTACAGGTGTTGGCAATGGTGCAGGAGAGCCTAATAAAGGGCCGTTAAACAATAGAACACAATATGTTTCTATTTTAGATCCACATGTTGTTTATAGTGGAACTGTTTATATTGAAGAAGGAGAAGGTGGAGAAGTTAATGTTGAACTTCCTGAATATGTTTGGGATGTTCCAGAAAAATTAACTATTGTTACCGCTGGCAAAGCTTGGGGTCGTTATAAAAATGTAAATGGTGATGGTCTTGTAACTAGTTTTACCATCTCAGGAAACAAAAAAAGAGATGTTGATTTCTTAGTTATCAAAGATGCAAACGGTAAATTTGTTGATGGCGACTATGATAATTAATTTCATTATAGGTGAATATTATTACACCTATTGATAATTCTTTTTGGCAAGAGTTAAATAAAAATACATCCCCATGTGGACATCACTTGAAACATGGGGAAACTCTTCTAAGATGCAAAATGGTTGATGAAAGTACTTTTAAATTAATAAAAATAATTTCATTCAATCCTTTTGAGGCAAATAGAACTTGCAAGTTTTTATGTAATTTAGCTGATAAATATAAAATTACAATGTTAGGAATAGCTTATCCAACATTAGTTGGGCCTTCTGTTACAAAAACAGATAAGTTTTTTTTGGGAATGAACCAAGAAAAATTATTAAAATGGTACAAAAAATTTGGTTGTGAAATAACAGAAATAAATGGCAAACATCATGTTAAAAGGAGTCCAAAATGAAGATTAAAGTTAAAATTGAAGAAACAAGAGTAGTAGTTACTAATAAAGATGACATTGTTATTAGTATTTGGAATCATGCAATAATTGAAGATGCTGGCGGTTTAGATCGTTGTATTGAAAAATACAAAGAAGCTAATCCTAAAGCAGAAGTGGAAATAATTGGTACAATGCCAACAACAACCACAACAGTTGCACCAGAAGTAACAACTGTTGCTCCAGTAGTATAATTTTAAAAATATCTCATGAAATGACTAATATATTTTATGAGATATTTTAAATTACCTACATGTCACATTGCATTTAACGCAAAAGTTGGCTCATCCTCTTTGGCCTGTGCTATTGTAAAACAATATTATCCAGAAGAATTAAAAAAAACTTTAGATGATCATGAGAAAACTTGGTCAAGATTTCCACAAAGTTTTAAAGATAGTTTGCCAGAACCTTTTCAAAAAATGTTAAAAAACGAAAAATTAGATTCAATAGCTTTTTGGCAAAACATTTGTCCTTACTCAAAAGATCCAGATACAGTTGTTTTATTAGCTATTCGTGATCCAATAGTTAGATTTGCTTCTACAGTAGCTTATCTTGAAATAGCTCCTGAAAAAGCAATTAAAGCACTTGAGAACGATGAAAATGTTGTATTGGAAAAAATAAGTATAAATTTAAGAAAGAACACTCATTTTCTTACACAATCTTGTTTGATAAAACCAATTACTAAACTTTATTTGTTTCCTGATGAATTAGAAAAATTATGCAAAGATGCAGAATTAAATTGGCCAATGGAAAAAGTTAATGAAGGAAAGTTTGAAAAACCAAAACTATCAGAAGATATAATTGAAAGAGTTAAGTCCTATTATTCCGAAGATGTAAAATTACATAAAACATTATTGTAAATTTATTGTTCAAAATTCAAACTTAATTTGAAATTCACCTAACCTAAACATTAAACCATTTTTACTCTTGTATAACTTTTTACATTCTTCATATAGATAATCATCACACATTGTTGAAAGCATGTTGCTACAAGAATAACAAAACTTAAACCTTAAATCTAATGATAATAAATACTCGTCTGATGTAAATATGCAGTCTAAAAAAGAAAAAATATGTTTGTAATTGCTCTTTATGTGCTCGTATAAATTATTGTTAATCATTGTGGATTCACATAACCATCCAACCCTTAATGTTGATTTATTTTTACACTTTGATAACTCTTCCATCATGGAATGATCAATGAATACTTCTATGTCACAATCTTCTTCTGTCCAATCAAATAATTTTGGCTTTGTATTTGAACAACTTGAATTATTTATGTTGAATGGAGCACCAAACACCTTAAGCATTCCCCTTGTTTCCATTTTTCACCAATATTAAAGAAATTATACTTGTAACTTATTTACTTGGTATCTAATAAATATTATTGAAAAGCGGAACTATTTCGACCTCCTAGTACTTAATACAATTCAAAACATATGTCATCATTTTTTCTGTTGTTAATTTGTTTGCCACAATTTCCATTAACTCTTCCATAAATTCATCGTAATAATCAAATTTATTTAAATCTAAATCGTGCATAGCTTTTATTATCTTTTTCTTGGGAAATTTAACCATAGTCATCTTTGGACAATCTTTTATATCTTTAAACAAAGGAAAACAATGGTTCATCATGATTTCATAATGTCTTAAACAATCCCATCCTTGTTTCTTACAAGTTATTCCATAATAAGATTTTTGATAATCTTCAAAATAACTTTTTTCATCATGGAAAATATAAGTTTCTTTTTTATAAGGTATCACAGTTCCAAAATCATTAGTCTTTGTTGGCTTGTGTTTAATTATATTTTCTTTTGGTATAGCAAATTGAATTGGAATAATATTTTTAGTATTGTGTAATAACTCTCTTTTGAAATAATTTCCATAATTGGCTAATGTAAAATCAATTCCTTGATGATCTTCTCCATCTATAAATATAA